AGGCCGGTCCATGCTTCTTTAAGTTCGTTTACCGACTTGACCAGCGCCTTGTTCCGCAGCTCTTGCTCGGGGGTGACCAGACTTGTCCCGAGCGCCTCTTTCAGTGCATCGAGGCCGCCACCCTGGACGATCCTTTCCAGCGCCGCGCCGACCTCGCGGTAATTCTTCCCGAGCACTTGCACGCTAAGGATGTTGGCTTCGTCGATCCGTCCCGATTGGTTGAGCTTGACCAGCGCTTGCGCCACGGCAGTGAGAAACTGATCGAGTCCGGCTGCGGTGCCGAGCTTGAAACTGTTGATGTTAATGTTCAGCGCGCCCAGCGCCTTGGAAAACTCGTCGGTGCCGTCGCCTGCGGTCAGCGCCGCCTTGCCGTAAATGTCGAATGTCAGTTTTACCTGCGAGCCGAGTTTCTCAAGTATCCCTTTCGCGTCCTCGGCGTGCCCGCCCGTTTTCTCCAGCGCCGATCCAAGCGCTTGTATCGTCGACGTGCTGAAGCCGGTTTTCTTTGAGAGGTCGCTGAGCTCGGTGATCTTGTCGACGAGGTCGGTGAAGCTTTTGACAAGCCCGGCACCTATGATTGTCCCTAGGCCGAGGCGCAGACCTTTAACTCCGGTGAGTGCCGTGCCGATTCCTCGGGTGAATCCGACCACGTTTTTGTTGAGTTCGACAAAGCTGGCCGACGCCTCGACGTTGGCCTCGGCGGTGGCGCGAGCGGCGCGGGCATAGGCTCGTTGCTGTGCTTCGGCCGCCGTGATTGCCGCAGTAGCCTTCTCCAGGCGCGGCGTCATACCCCCGCCGGCTTGCGCCTCGGCGCTGGCGGCCCGTACCTCCTTGCGCAACTCGCGCACTTTGGCGTTGAGCAATTCCAGATCGGCTCGGGCCCGGCTGGTGTCGGCGCTAATGCTAATGCTGAGATTATCGGGCATCAGTCATCCCACGCCTTGAACTGTTGCCGCACCGCCTTCTCGTCGCCGCGCGCCGCCAACAACCCGACCGCGAGCTGCTCGCGCAGTTCCGCCTTGCGCCGCTGCTGACAGATCGTCATGAACGCCAGCACCTGCCGCGGCGTGTAATCCATCACGGCGCCGGGATCGTGTCCGGCGGCAATGAGCCGTTCGGCGGCCTCGGCAAGCTCGTAGCCGGGCCCGTGCCAAGCGGGACGCCGCCGTTGCCGAGCAACCTTGCCAGACGATCGAAAAAAGGGGCGGCACCATGCGGCATGGTGAGATCGCGCACCACGATCAGGCACTCCACCGCATCGTCGATCGCCAGCGTATCGGCGATGGCGTCGGCCGCTTCCGGCTGCCGCGCCGCCTCGGCGATGATCGCGCCGACCGCGTCGGGCGCGGCCAGCAGCAACGCGTCGATATCGAAGGCCGCCCGGCCCTCAAGTATCAAGGCTTGCAGCCCTGGAAAGCGCATCATCAGATCGGCGATCTGGCGCAACCCGAGGCCGCGCAGCTCGATCTCGCCGCCGGCAATCGACACCGTGCGGGTCTGCGGGACGATGTCGATAAGCGAAACCATCAGGGTGTCGTCACGCCCATGAAGGCCAGCATGAGATTGTGGTGCGTCCATTCCTCCATGACGATATTAATGCTGGCTGATTTCTCCGTGATTACTTCAAGGTCTTTCGCTCTTACGCCGTAGCGCGAGGAGAAATGTGGAAGGGTCGTGATCGCGGGCGTGAATTCAAACGTCGGGACATTGCCGATGTCGACATAAGCAACGTCGGCTTCCAACTGGATCGAAACTACGCCCTTGCCGATGTAGTAGGCGTCGACCAGCGGCGATGTCATCGCCGTGTCGGGGTGGGTGATGGTGCCGAAGATGCCGGTATCGTCGACCAGCACCTCGCCCTGCAATGTCAACTGCCCCCACTCGTCCGAGATCAATCCGATGGCGGCGTCCGGCCTAAACATAACTTTATTTAATTCCATCGTGATCTGCGGGCCGATGTCGTTCCCGCCGACAAATTTGACTTTGCCGACGATCTCATTCTGGGCAAAAATATTCATTGTGCCGGCGGCCATGTTGGTCCTCCCGTTACTTCAGCGTATCGAAGTCGAACTCGTTGATCGCCTGCCCCATCGCCGCCTCTAGCTCAGCCCTGATCTGCGGGCGCATCGCCGCCATCGGGCCGCGCAGGAAGCGCCGCGCCACACGCCTTGGCCGACGCCGCTCATACGCGGTAACGCGAACACCGCCGCGGCTAGACCAGCGCACCCGGACCAAGCCAGAGCGTCGGCCCGGCCCGCCATATTCGAGCGCACCAAAGGCGATGGCGGGTTGATTCGGCCCCGTCCTTCCCAGGATTCGAACCCGGCCGCGCACGAAGTTCTCGCGCTCGTCGACATAGGCATGGGTCAATGACCGCAGCCGACCGGTGCGCACCGGCTCGGCGGCCTTGACGCGCGCCAGCAACTGATGGGTGACTCGGGTGATGGCGGTCTTCAGCTTCGCCTTGAGCTTGTCCGGCATCTCGTCGAAGTGCAGCACCAGGCGGTTGAGGTTCGAGTCGATCGTGAGACCGGAATCGTTCGCCATCAGGTGAGCGTGTAGGGTTCGGCGCTCGGGCCGACGACGATCTGCAAGGGGATGGTGACGCTAGCAATCGGCCCGTTGTGGCCGGGATCTTTCTGCACCTCACCGTCGATCCGGCAGTAAAGCACCCCGTGGATGCCGAGGTTCTGCCGGAAGCTCTGCGGCGTCGGATAAAGCGCGCGCTCGATGCCGTCCATCAGCGCGTTGAGCGTCGTCGCCGGAACGGCGCTCTCGGTGGCGCCGACGCGGGTATAGATCCACGCCTGACAATCGAGTTGGACCAGCGGCTTGTATCCTTGCCAGGTATGCAGTTCGCCCAACTCGACCAGATACAGCGCCGGCATGTCCTGCTCGGCGTTCGGGTCGGCGAGGCGTCGCGCCGCGGTCTGAAAACCTTGCGTCAATGGCGATGCGGTGCGGTCGGCAATCGCCGGCAGAGAGATCGTGACCGCGGGCGTGGTGGTGGCGATCGTCGCGTCGGCTGCCAGCCCGTCGCCGGCCACCGGCATCCCCACCATGAGCCCGGTCGCGTCGCTGATCGCAGTCAGGGTTGCCGAACCCGTGGTCGTGTCGGCGGTGAAATTGAACACCAGCGGCGGCGCCGTCAGTTTGCTGAACAGCGCCGTCATGATCAGCTCGCGGTTCATGGCGTCTCGATGGCGATGGCGAAATCACGTTGTGCCGGTTGCACGACGGGATACAATCGCGAGCCGCTGCGGACCTTCAGAAAGGCGATGGCGCGCAGGTATTCGGCAAAGGAAGCGAGCACGAGGGCAGTGCCCGGCACCACCGGGACGATGATCTCCTTGCCGTCGATCCCGACGAGATCGTTATACCCGGCACCATCCGATGAAATCGAGAACGAGATATTGGCCGGCGTCCAGGCCGCCGGCATCGTGATCCGCACAATGCTGCCGGCAGTGCAATCGATGCCGGCCGAGAGCGACTGCCCGGCCGAGATAATCGGGCCGTTTAAGACCGTCAGCGGCATTCGTTTATCCCTTCAAAATCGATCATCCCACCATGCCGCGCCGGTACGGGTTCAGTAGGCTGGCGATATCCTGCGGGATCAGCGAGCCGCCGGGCATGCCACCGACCCAAAATTCTTGCCGGCCCAGACCAGGGGCTTCGGTCGCGCGCAGCATCGGGTCGCGACCGCGGCCGGCATTCTCCATCGTGCAAAGATCCAGCACGGCCTGCTGTACGTCGGGCGGGATCTCAGCGAAGCCCGCGGTATAAGCGACCACAAGCCCACTAGTGTTGCTCCATGCCGTCGCATCGCCCATCCGCCACAGGTGCCCGACGAGCGGAGAGAGCGCGTAGCCCGCGCCGTCCATAAGCACGCCGTCGCTGGTCACTGCCAACGTTGCCTGATCGACCGGCGCCTGGCTCAGGATCAGCGGTTCGCCGGCCTGGCCGGATGCGCCGAGACGAAAGGTGTCGGCGTAACCCTGTTCGACAAAGATACGGTTGCAGTACCGCTCGGCGGCGCGCGAGGTCCGCGTGATGACCTTGGTCAGCCACGCATCGTTAGCCGTGTCGCCCGCCCGTACCCGCAACTGCTCACGCAGATCGCCGAGCGTGACGAGGTTGCGTTCGGCAGCGGGTGTGGTGATCGTGGAGTAAAGCGGCGTCATTCCGCCGCCTCGGCATGGTACTGCTCGAAGAGTTCGCGGAGATCGAGCGCGGGGCCGACGCTGCCGTCCGACAGCACCGGCACGGCTCGATAATCGCGTACGGCCCACTCAACGATGACCGGCGCCGAATTGCCGGGCAGCCCGCGCATCCCGGCGGGGCCGATTTCGCCGCGTTTGCCGCGCTCGCCAGCCTTGGCGGCCAACGCCCAGCCGTCACCGGGCAGCGCCCCCGGCGCATCCTGCCGCGCCCGCCACTCGGCCCCGTGCAAGGTCACGAGATCGTATTTGCGGTACTCGCGCGCCGCATCGTAGAGGCCGCAGACCTCGCCGACATAGGGTTCCGGTCCAGGCTCACCAGGCGGCCCAGGAAGACCCTGTTCACCGGTCGGGCCGGTAATCGCCTCGCCGGGTTCTCCGCGTTCTCCGGGCGCTCCCTGCGGCCCTGGCGGGCCATCCTGTAATGCGGCGAGCTTCTCCGCGACCGCGCGCTCGACGCGCAGCTCGAATTCGGCGCGCTCGGCCCGCAGCCGCTCGATCTCCAGTGCAAATGACAGCTTCAGATCGCGCTCGATACGGGCGGCGATTGCGCCAAGTTCGCCGCCGAGCGAGACGGCGAGTTCTTCAAGGGCCGCCATAGAAGACCCTCCGCATCTCGGCGTTGCCAGCGGTCTTTGCCGCCGTGGTCGCTTCGTTCTCGTTAGCGCTGGCGGGCGGCGGTGACGCTGCCGCGTCGGGTCGCGGCGTCTGCGGTGGCGGCGCCGCCCAGGCGGAAAGCGGGACGACCTGTTGTTGAACTCGGGGCTCGTCGCCCTCTTCGGCCGCCGGCAGGTCTTCAAGCGCTCGCGCTTCGTTTGGCGAGAAGATGCCACCCTGCACGCCGCGCGCGAGCGCCTCGATACGGTCCTTTTGTGCGCTGCGCAAAAGTGCCGCGGTATCAAACTCTAGGTATTCCTGCGGCCAGCCGGGCACGCCGAAAAACTGGCCGATGCCGCTTTCGATGTGGTTGAGCGCAAACCCGAACGGCCCGGCGACCCAAAACCGCATCTGGTCTTCGCTCGCCGTCTGGATCTGCAAGCCCCAGAGCGAGAGCAGGGGGAGCGGAATGCGGTACACCGTGGCGATGTGCCCGTCGGTGATTTGCATGATCTCGGCCGCCTGGGCATCGCGGCTATTTGTGCTGATCTGCTGAAACTTGAGCCCGGACGAGAGGATCGGCACGCCGCCGGCCCCGCCGCCCGTGGTCCGCTCCATCCACATCTGATGAATTTCTTTGTTCTGCCAATCTTCGAGCGACTGGTCGGTGGTCAGCACGCCGCTCGGCTTGCTCTGGTTCTGCGCGATGGTGTGCGCCTGCCCGAGCATCGCCTGACCCGCGGCGATATCAGCCGTGGCGTTGATCAGCGGCGGCTCGCCCCTCAGCGGGTTGCCGCGCGCGTTGAGCTTGAGGTGGAGCACGTCCCTGGCCGGCACCCTGCCGAGCGCATCCCGCGGCAGCACCGCCTCGACCACCGGGTTGCCGGCGAGCGAATAGAACACCTGACCGTTGCTGGCGACGTTGGCCTCGCACGAGCCGGAATCCATCAGGTGCAGCTCGGCAACCTCGAAGCGATTGTTGCGGATGGCGAGCGCATAGGCGTTGCCGTCGCCGTAGAGGTAGCCGACCAGGTTCAGGATGAAGTCGCTGCCGCTCTGATAGCTGTTCGGGCGCAGCATCACCCGCGACAGGGCGCTGTTCGTTATCCGCTCGCGGCCGCCATCGCCGGTCGAGCGCCAGTGCGACGGCGGGCACTCGGCCGCGGTTTGCGCGTAGGTGTCGATACATGCGGCGACGATGGCACCGCCGCCGACCCGGATCGGGTTGTAGCCGAGCTGCCAGAAATTCCACGGCCACGAGGGCGGGATATAGCCGCTGCTCGTGGACATGGTGAGCGCCTTTCGTTGCGGGCGGAAGATGCGGGAAACCGCACCCGCCGCCCGCGTTAGAAGCGCCATCTAGGGCTTGTCGGCCGGTCGCGCTTCGGGCTGCCGTGGCCGCGCCGGGGGTGCGGGAGATGCGGCGGCATGGTGTGCATGCGGCAGCGCTTCGCCGGTCGCCAGATACGCTTGCTGCGCTGCCACGGACGGCATCGCCTTATCCTGCGCACTCTGGCTCTTTTCGTCCGGGTGCATCAGCCCCAGCGCCAGTAGATCGTTCTCTTCCTGCGTCGGCGTCGGCACCAAGACGCTGCCGTCCGTCGATTGCAGCGTCAGGTTGGTCAGCATTGCTGTCCGCTCTTTCCGCTGCTCGTATTCCCGTTTCAGTTCCTGATTTACTTCTGCCATCGGGTTTCTCCTTGGTGACGAGCCCGCCGACGAGTTCCTCGGCAGGCTTCCTCCATGTGTACTGACGGCGGCGAGGCCGCCGGGATTTCGTGGTTACCAAGTGACGCCGGTCACCCACGCAACGCTGCCGGTGCGCAGCATGGCCCAGTTCATCGGCAAGATCATGCGAAGCGCCAGGCTATCGGTCTGGAACATCGAGCGCACCGGAGTCGCCGCGACCGCGCTTCCCTGCGCGCCCGTGGTGATTTGCAACGGCGTGGTGTCCTCGAAGTGTAGGGTTGCTTGATCCGACACATCGAAACGCGGCGAGTCACCCTGCACGAACATCAGGTCGGCGGCGTTGATCAGGATGACCATCGTTGCCGGCACCGTGGACGACACCACAACCGGGTAACCGAGTAATCGCCCGGCGTTGATTTCGCCCTGAAACGGAAAATCGCCACCCGCGTTTTGGGTCAAGCCGATCGAGATCGCCTGCACCGGGTTCATAATCCAGACCGGAGAGCGCAGCGCGTTGACGCCAGCGAGCGCGCCGACGAGTGCCTTGATGTCGCCGGTTAGTGCGGCGAACCCGCCGCCTGCGGTCGGCGTCAGGCCGGAAACCCCGTTCCTGATCCCGGCCGGGCGAATCGCCGAAACGGCGACGTTGTCGATGAACACCGTATCCACCGCGACCCCGGTATCGTCCATGATCAATTGCCGCAAAATCATCTCGATCTCGGGCGTCGAGTGCTCGGCGATCTCCCGCGTATACGATGTGATAACGGCCATTTTTTTGAGGCCGAGGGTCACCGTCGTAAATGCCGCCTGCCTGACCGGGATGGGCGCCCCTTCGGCGACGAAGCTGCCGGCAATGGTCGGTGTCGCCACCCGGGTCGGCATGCTGATTTGGGCGTAACGCCCGAGGGTAATCGGCATGCCGCGACTCTTGACCGGCTGCACGATCGAATCAGCCATGATCGCGTTCACAAAATCGCCGTAGTTTGTCACCGCCAGTTCGGCCGCCCACCCGGCCGTGCCTACCGTGGCCGGCGCCGTGGCGGCACGGGTGAACCACTCGTGGACGCCCTTGGTGATCTCGAAGTCGCCGCGGCTGCCATATGCTTCGGCAAGACACAGATCGGCGGGCTTTTTTGTGACATAGGCCAAAGCCGTCGCCACGCAATGCCGCAAGAACAGGTCGCCGGGTTCGGGTTCCTTGAGCTTCGGCTTAGCCCACGACTTCGGCGCGCTCGCCGGTAGCGATTGCGTCGGGGTGAACACCTGAATCCTGTCTTTCGGGACGGTGATCGGCGAGGCTTCGCCGCCGAGCGCCTTTTCCGCCTCGACCCAGGCAAAGATCTTTCCCTGCACCTCGCTTATCCGTTGAGTAAGGTCGGAGACTTTCTGCACGTCTTCGATATCCGGCAGGCCGGCTAGCTGATCCTGGAGCGCAACAACGTCGTGCTGCGCGGCTTCGATACGTTCGCTGTAGTTCATCCTCGTGGTTCCTGATTTCGCGGTCGTCTCCCTGGCTAGCGCGCCGATTAATGAACCGCGATAAGGTGACCGATCTTCATCAAAGGCGTGCGCGCCGAAGATCAGTTGCCGCGTCTCGCGGGAGAGTCCGAGCGACTTGGCGATCGCCAACGCGTTCGGGTTTGCCGGAACCGAGACCAGCGAGCATTCGACAAGCTCGGCCTCGGTAAAACGGACGCCGCCGGACTTGCCGAGCGGCTCGAAACTGTCGCTGTGAAACCCGACCGAGACGGCGCGCAGCACGCCTGCCTTGACCGCGGCCTGTATCTGGCGTTGCAGATACGTCTCGGCCGGCATCAGTTCGAGGCGTCCGGTCAATCGACCGTCGCGCACGCCGACATCGTGCCATTTGCCGATCGGCAGCATTGGGTCGTGTGAAAACAGCGCTATCGGATTGCGGTGAAAATTATCCAACCGCCAGCCGTCGGGCTCGATCACGTCGCCCATGCGATCAACCGAACCATCGCTCATCACGAACTCAAGCGGGTTCGCCGCGGGCGGTGGCGCCGCGGTTTGTTTAATCCGTAAGTCCATATCAGCTATCCGATCATTGACCGGTGATTGAAGGCGGGCGTCGAGGTCGCGCCCCTGATCGCCATTGCCAGCGCGACCATGCCGTCGATCCGGCCGCTGCTCTTCGCCTTTTCCAGCTTCCGATTGCCCGCGGGATCGGCAACGACCGTGCTGTTGCTCGCGCACATCGTCAGCACCGGGTGCATGCCGTGGCGTAAGCGGTGTTGCAATGCCACCGTCTCCAGCGCATCCAGCGCAGGCGCCATGTCTCGGTAGCCCTGTCCGCATTCCTCCAGCGGCAGGGTCACACCTTGCGCTTGCAGCACTGCCTTCAGTTCGTCAATCCGCCATCTATCGAACAGGATCGTGCGGAAATTCATCTGTCGCCGCAGCGTTGCGAGGAGGTGCGCCACATAGCCGTAATCGACCGTGACACCAGGGACCGTGTTTAGATGCCCCTGCTCCACCCAGAGATCGTAGGGCGCCCGGTCGCGCTGCGCTCGGTCCCGCAGCCCATCGGCGGGTGCCCAGAAATGCGGCCACACATTCCAGTATCCGGCCGGCCCTTCGGCGACCAGCACCAGCGCGGTGAGATCCTGCCGCGACGACAGATCGAGGCCGCCGTAAACCGGGCCAGCGCTAAACGCATCCAGATCCGGTTCACCACCATTCTGCTGCCACACACTCTGCGAAAACAGTTGCGACAATGCCGAAACGCGCTGATTGAGATGTAGGTTGCGGAACGTGCTCTCGAACGACGGCATCCGCTGCGCCTTCTCGGCGAGCTTTGCCACCTCCGCCTCGTTGAGAAAATCGCCGAGCGCCGGGTTGGCGGCATGCCACGTCGCCGGCTCGTCGAGCGGCGCATCTTCCGGCGCGTCGAACAGCACGAGCTTCATGGTCGGATCGGCCGCCGTCTGCGCATAGTCGATCAGTTGCGAGAGCAGATCGGCCGAGGTCGGCGCCTGCGTGCTGATCACGATCGACAGCGGGTGCGGATGCGCCCCCATCGCGGTTTCGAGCGCGTCATACAACTCGCTGCGCGGCCCGCGCACCTGGCCCAACTCGTCGTGAATGACCAGCGCCGGGCTGAACCCGTAGGTGGTGCTTGCCTCGGCCGCCAGCGCCTTGTAGCGAACCCCGGTCAACGGCGAGAACAATTCCTTGGCGCTGTCTCGCACCACCACCATGTTCGGGTCGTTCAGTTCCGGCGACATCCGCACCATCTTCGCTGCGAGGTCGTGGACGATGCCGGCCTGGTGCCGCGACTGTGCCGACGAAAAGATCTGCGCATTGCGCTCGGCCTCGGGGCCGATCACATGAACCAGCAGCAACATGGCGATCAGCGCCGTCTTGCCGTTCTTCCTCCCCATCGACACGATCGCCTGCCGGGTCGGCGTGTCGTAAATCTTTCGGATGATCTCCCGTTGGAATTCGCGCAGCACGATCGGCTCGCCGACCGCGGCGCCTTCCGGTGTCACAAGATAGGTCTCGATAAACCGGATAACCCGGTCGGAACGCGATTCAGTGACTGTGCGAGCGGCAGCGGCTCTAGTCACTTCACCGCGCGGATGCGTTTAGTCACCGCGGCGCCGCCCATCAGCTCGTCGCGCACCGAACCGCGCTCGCCATTCTTTGTGCTACTGCGGTCTGCCGTGTTCTGCACCGTCAGCCGTAGATTGCGAGCCGACGATGTCACGACGGTAGCGATAAACTTCATATCTATCGCGAGTTGGCGGAACGCTTTTGTCCCCGGTTCCTCCTTCGACAACCGGATCGTCAAATCATTCAAACTGGCCCGGTTCTCACAATGACCAATCAACGACCGCAGTTGATCGGCATCGAACCAATCGAGAGGCTTCGATGCGATGATTTCGCGCCAGATCTCTTTGCCTTCCGGCGACATAACCCCCGGCGGCTCGGGTGCGGCGCCAGCCCGGTAAAACGATGCCGCGCGTGCCTCTGCGCTATGACGACGAGGCATGCTTGAAGCCAAGCGCGGAAAGCAGAAAAAAACGAC